GACTTTTGTGCATCACTTTATTTTTATTTACAAGACATATTTACAGTCTTTATTATATAAAAAATAAATTGACTAACATTTTGTCCACATTTAGTTGTTTTCATATAAGGATTAAATGTTATTACTTTATAAAGACCTATGTTCAATTGCAAACGTTGTGGATACAAGTCTGACTACAAACAAAATATATTACGACATTTAAACTGTAAAAAACTTTGTAAGCCTATTGTTGATGATATTGATATTAGTGATCTTATATCTGAGTTGAATTCAAAAGAATATAATAATTTTACTTTCAAATGTACATTATGTCCAAAACAGTTTAATAATAAATCTAGTATGTATAGACATATGAAGTCTTGTAAGATAAAGCGTGAGAATGAGTCATTGATACAACTCACAGAAAAGATAGAAACACTTGAGAACGAACTAAAACAAGTAAAATGTCAAAAAAGCACAATTACAAATAATACTACAAATATTCAACAGAATATTAGCATCAAAAACTATGGTTGCGAGAGCGTTTCACACCTTCCAAAAGACTTCTTAACATCTTGTTTTATGATGAAAAATATACCATCTTTAATAGAGAATCTTCATTTTGACGAAGATTGCCAGGAAAATAAAAATATTAAATTAAAATCATTGAAACATAAAATAATCAATGTATTTCAAGACGATAAATGGGTGTCAAAACCTGCAGATACTGTATTAGATGAACTTGTAAATAAAGGCCAGACAATACTCCGTAAACATTATAAAGATAATAAGGAAGACGTTCGTGAAGAGATGAGTATTGAAGAAATAGATGATGTAATTTTATGGTTGACACAGATATGGGAAAATAATGAGAAAATAAGAAGACCATTAAAGATAGAGTTAGTTGCATTATTAGAAAACTATAGATGATATTAGTTTTTGTAATATAAGTTATAATATGGTTTGTAGTATTTAAAGTAGTAATCTGACATGGTAAATCTTTTAAAACCACCTGCTCTTTGTTTTTTAAAAGGTTGTTGTTCTTCAGGAGAAATACTATGAATACTTAGTGATCTTACTAAAGCACAATCACTTGATATGTGGTTTTGTACAAGTGGAGCAGTTGCATATTCTTTTATACAAGGCAAAGATGTTTGATCATTTGTTAAAAAAGCAATATTCAAATCATATAACCAAATGGGATATAATATCATTAAAAAACATACATAATCGTCCCACTCCCATTTATTATAATTAGATGCAACAGTAGTATCAGCCCAAAAAGCAGCTAATCCTGTATATAAATAACCTTTTTCGTTAATTACTTCTTCTAAATAATAATGTACATAATATTCTATATCTTCTAATGTACTTGATTTTTCTAATGTACTTAATTTAACTAATATATCTTTTTTGAATTTATCAATTAGATTACCATAGTCATATGGATCATCATTTACATCTAAGGTAAAGTCCTGTTGTAAGTCTTCTTGTAAGTCCTGTAAATTATAATTATGATTTTTTATAACTTCTTCTACTTTATTTTTTAATTCTTGATCTTCTTGATCTTCTTGATCTTCTTTTGGATCTTCTCCTTGACCTCCTTTTTGAAGTCTTAATTTATTTATTTTTTCTTTAAGGTCTGTAATAAAAACATTCAAATCATCTGATTTGCCTTGAATATCTATTGAATTTATCTTCACTCTAGCAAAAGATATTAATGTATCTAAAATTTGGTTCATGATACTGAGTACGAAACGATTTGATGCTTCCAGTGCTATATAATTTATTTGTCTAACTGAAAGTGTTTTTTCTCTATTTTTTCCATCAATTGACAGTATTGTATCTATCAATGATTTTGATTCTGTAAGTTTTTTACCATAAAGCCCACGATTTATAATATTAGTAATACTTTTAAATATAATATTATAATCATCAATATAATCACTAATCTTATAATTAATAAAATTGCTAAAATCAAAAGTCTCATATTTACTAATGTACTTTCTCATTTCAGACAAATGATTATTAAATTCTTTTTGTTTTTTTTCATCACTAATAAGTGCTTGTAAAAGTGAAACATCTATATTACTTTTGATATGATTAATATTTTCACAATGTATTTCATTTTCTTTCAAAAATTTATTAACATCTCCTAATATAGTATTAATATTGTCTAATTGATTAAACTGCCATTTCCCATCTTTATATGTAAAAATATTGTACATATCACATATACATGCCATAATTTCAATATACAATATCATATTTATAGTCCTATAAATCGTAGTAGGAAGCCAACTGATAAGTTTTTCTATATTTTTATAGTGTTTCGTTGGTTTTAAGATATCTGGAAAATTTGTATATAACGTATTTGCGTTTGTAAGTAGAGTGCTAATTGCATTACCTATTTCTTTATTTGGGTTTAATATTTTGTCAAAGTCTGTAGAGTTTGCCAAAAGAGTTCTATAAAAATCATTAAGAATTTTTATTGTTTTTTCCTTGTTTTGATAAGATTCATTTCCATGACTTATTAAATTTATTAAATTTTTATTTTCATTCAAATAATAACTTATAATACTATGTCCAGATGTATATGCAATATTATCCAGAATATTATCCAATTTGACATTTTCTACTTTATTTTTTAACTCTTTAAATTTATCATATGTATTGAAAAATTGCTTAGCAAGATCATTGTAATCTACTTCAGGCTTGTATAATATCATAAGCTTTTCTTCAGTTATCATATCTTTGCTAGTGAATATAGAAGGTATTCCATTCAAACGAGCTTTTAGAAAGGCAAGATGGTCTAAAGTTACAAATATAAATTTATCGTTAGTACTACCGTTACTTGTACAAAAAATGTTTTGCTCATTTGCTTCTTGTTGTGCTTTTTGTGCTTTTTTTGTTATAAGTACCTGAAGTGCATCACCTGTTCGTTTTATATCAAATAAATCAATGTTATCTAAAAAATTATAACATGTATTTTTATCTTTTATACATTTTGATAAAGGTGCTACTTCTACGGTAGCGTTAGCGGTATTTATAGTGTTTTCAATTGTTTTAGTTATACTAACTGTACTAGAAGATGCATCTTTGTTAAGTTCAAGATTTTGTAATTCAAATACTGATCGTTCTAATGGGTTATCTTTATTTTCTTTTATACCAATACATAAAGTATTTTTTGAAGTACAACTTGTCTTAGTAGCACCATCCCAATCCCCTGCAACATTACATAATATTTTTATTTTAGTAGTTTCATTTATACCTAAATCAGCTAATTTTACACCACATGTATCAACAATAAGATAAATATTATTATATGCATCAGCATTATAAAATAAGTTTATTTGTTCTTGTAGCATAGCATATCTTTTATCTTGGTTTATGCCATATATTCCTGATGCTTTTCTATTTGTATTTTTTTTTTCAGTTGTTCCAAGGTTTAAATATGCAATATTAGCAGAAGAAAATGTTTTTCTGGTACCATTAACGTACTTATTACCAACATAACTATATTCTACTAGTTGGTCATTTGAAATAAATCTTCCAATTTTAACATCTTTTAATAAATTTTCATTCATTTCATAAAATAATACAGTTTTGGGTTCATATGAAGTTATACCAGCAATACGTTTTAAATTTTTTGGTGTATATGTCTTTGGAAAATTCAAGTTGACAAGAGGTGATGATTCATTTTTATTTAATATACCATCCAAATTTCTTTTATCTAACGTATAAAGACTTTTAAGATCTTTGAATGCTTCTTCTTGCAGTTCTTTACTATTATTTAATATTGAAATAACTTCAGCTTTTGATAAAACAGACCTTGCCCCAACAAAATCATGTAATGTATCGGCTCTGGATAAAAGATATAATAGCTGTTTATTTATATTATCACTATCATCACCCATGTTTAATAACTAGTAACAAAAATTAATAATCAAACAAATACAATATTAGCCTTTCTATCATTAGGATGAATAAACTTTATATCAAGAAATTGAAATATGTCTTCTTCTTTTTCAAATCCTGCATTTACAAAATCACCTTCACGAGGTCCCCTTAGGCATTTCAACCCATATTCACTAAGCGAATATCCTTTACTTAATGCAAAGTTTCTCATATTCACATTAAAATCTCCACTGCCAGTAAAGTATAATAAAGCAAAGGGAAATTCATTTTTATGAGTCATCATAAAATCAATACGTCTGAAATACTTGTGTCTCTTGGCTTTACAAACTGCTAAGCACTTCTTACCACCTTGTGCAAATATGTCAACAACATATTTATTATCTTTGAAAATATATATGATCTTCTTAAAATTTTGTTCATGATCTATAGTGTCATCAGGATGAGTAATAAGTACATCAATATCACCACTATCTTTTTCACCTCTTCTAAAGCTACCAGTGAGTTCAACAATATATTTGTCATCTATCTTTTGAATGATATTCTTAATAAATACTTCGTGTTTCTCCATTTCTACTCTTGGAATACGTAAATCGAAATCTTCCCAATATTTGAGTCCCATTCTTTGTTTATCATTTAATAAATCTTGTTTGTTCTTTAATTCTTCAATACTCGTAATACCATGTTCATCGACAAGTTGCTTAGCTTTTGCAGGTCCAATACCATAAATTTTCAAGAGATTATTTATGATTTTAATTTCAGGTCTATTCTCGTACTCTTCTGCTTGTTGTAACTTGCCTGTTTCTAAAATTTCGACAATTTTCTTTTGTATACCATCTCCAATACCATCTATTGATTTGAGATCATTTATAGATGTAATTGATCCATTGATTTCTTTTATTTGTTTGATAACTTTGGCGTATGCTTTTGCTTTATATATTTGCTTATCAGCGAGTTCCTTTTTTCTCATTTTATCTAACGCATATACAATATCAGCTTTACGATCCATATTTTTATAATTTATAAAGATCTTTATATATTGTTACCAATATGTATTGATTACAAAAAATAAAGTTTAAATAATTCAAATTTAATTTATAAAATATTACCTATAAATTAAGTTATTTCATAAGACCTTGTCCAACAGGTGTTAGACCAAGACCTACACCGGCACCTACACCAAAACGTGCAGATGAACCAATTGATGGTGCGAACATATCAAGTAGGGAGAATGTGGCAGCTGCAACTAAGGCAATAGTTAGAATTTCTTCTGGGTTAGATTTCTTGGAGGGAATTAGATAAGCAGCTAAAGCTACCATAGCACCTTCTAAAATATATTTGATAATTCTTACAACAATTTCTTTACCATCAACAGAGAAGTCAGACATTTCTTTATATTTTTAAATTAGAAAAAAAATATGGTTATAATAACAAAAATTATATAAAGAGAACGTATAATATTATTATTTATAATAATGTCAATTGTTAATGAAAACCTTGTATCTGTTAAAGAAATGGATTTTTTGGATCAAGATCCACCTCTAAGGGGTCAGAATTTTGTATGTCTTTCTTTTATTTCTCCCGAAGATGTGATTAAAAGAAAAGATTGCTATTTTTTTGAGGAATTTATGAAGGATATTACTGTTGATATGAATGACTTTTTTGATAAGTTGATGGAAAAATATGAAGAAGATGCAGGTACTTTAAAAACAATTAAAGAGAGATATTCTTATTTATTTAATAAAGATCATATTGTAGATGAGTATAATTTCTTTATTAACAAGAAAGGTTCTTTTCTAGAAGATGACTATTTTAAACAAAACAACTTTCAAACTAGCATTCGTGGATTAAAGGTACGTGGTGTATTTGATACTCTACGAGAAGCTGAAATCCGCTCTCAGGTACTAAAGAAACTTGATGATAAATTCAATGTATATGTTGCACAAGTTGGATGTTGGTGTCCATGGAGTCCTAACCCAGAAGAAATTGATCAACAAGAATATGCAGAGACTCAACTAAATACTATGATGAAACATTATAAAGAAAATCAAGATAAAAAAGATTTATTTTATCAGGAACGTAAGCGTGATTTGCAATTTTCAAAAATCAAGACAAAAATCGAAGAAGATGATGCATGGTTGGTAAACAAAGAAGCAAGCACTTCAGGAATGCAAGACACCACCACTACTGACCCCTCATCTACCACTACTGACCCTTCTACAACCACTACAACCACTACAACCACTACAACCACTACAACCACTACTACTACTGACTCTTCCGAAACCTCTACTGACCCTTCTACAACCACTACCACTACTACTACTGACTCTTCCGAAACCTCTACTGACCCCTCATCTACCTCTACTACTACTGACTCTTCCGAAACCTCTACTGACCCCTCATCTACCTCTACTACTACTGACTCTTCCGAAACCTCTACTACTACTACTGACTCTTCCGAAACCTCTACTACTACTACTGACTCTTCCGAAACCTCTACTACTACTACTACTGACTCTTCCGAAACCTCTACTACTGAATCACCCTTCTTCAACCACTAAAGTACTGATTTATAGATACAAAAATGATATTTATATAAATTTTGTTCATGAATATAAATAAATGAAATCTGTTATCTTTTTCCTTTTTTTTGCGGGTATGATTTTAATAATACATGGTATTTATGATCAAAAATACAAAGAACTTAACGATAATATGCGTGTTGAATATCGTTTTATTCCACGCACATATTATGAAGAACAGCTAGGTAATTCAACAGTATCTTCCAACTTTAAAAACATGTTTAATAAAGAGTCTCCATGGTATGATCGTAACATTTCCGTGGGTGGCCCTCCAGAGATGAAATGAAAGCAAAATAATACTTAAAAATTATAATAAATGTATTTACTGGGACTAATACACTTGATTATTTATAAGTTTTCTTAACATTTATCATTGGGCCTTTCTTTTTCTTAAAATGTGTCATATCAAATAATTCTTCTTCCTCTTCTTCATCATTGTTCATATTATCGTTATGAACCATCCAAAACTCTTTAGATCCCATAGTAAATTTTTCATGTGGCTCTGCCTTGTACCAGAATACTTGATCTTCTAATTTATTACTTTTTACATTATTATCTATAACAAGACATTCATAATTTTCTGTACACTGGTCCATAACAGAACAAAACACATCAAAGTTGGGAAACATACCGGCATAGTTATCGTAAATACGTTTTCTATTAGAAACAACAGGTTCTCTTAATATAAACACATAATCAACATTAGTCCTAAGAGTTGGTGGAATACCTAAAGGATATTGCATTGTAATCATCAACATTATCTTTTGATGACGTCCATTCATAAATATATATTTAATAGATTTATCTTTTTTCCAGCAATCATCATATAAACAATCATCTAGTAATAAAAAAGCCCTGGGGTCAATATTACATTTTCCATAGCATCCTACCTCTTTATTTATACGTTTTGTAATGATTTTTTGTCTCTTCAATACATTTTCTATTAGCTGTGGACTATATTCATCATGTATAAATAAACTAGGAATAACATCACTATAAAACTTATTGGCACTTTCTGTGGGTGAAATAACTGTACCTATAGGTATATCCCTATGGTAATATAATAGATCTTTGACAAGATAACTTTTACCTGTATTTCTTCTACCAATAAATACTATAACCGCATCATCTTTGATACAAGATATATCAAATTTACGCATATGAAGTTGCATTTTATATATGTAAATGTATAACAAAAAGAAATCTGAACATACAAACTATGTATATATATTATTATATGTCAAACAAATTATTGCAATTAATAATAAAATAAGACCATAATCATTATAAGTTTTTACATATATTATGAAAAAAAATATTATAAGTTGTAAATAGAATATTTCCTTTTTGTAAAATATTTCTAAAGAGTTTATGAACGCTAATATGGTACATAGAATAAATGCAAATAATAATCTGAAGTATAT